TAACAAAATTTACTGCTTTAGTTACTACACCCTCTTGACCTGTTGCTTCATCACCAAATAAGAAACCTCTTATAGTAAATGGATTGTCGGGGTCACCTAAATTAAATATGTCTGACACAAATGCTATAGCAGCGTCAATTGGTGTTGTTACAAGTGTGAATAAGAAGTCTGCTGTACCACCAACTAAGTTTTTAAGACCTTTTGTAATTCTCTCTAAGTCTAATGTAAATATACCTGTTACAAAGTCAACAAGACCACCTACGGCAGTTTTAAATGAAGCTGTAATGTCAATACCAAAATTATCTATGATTGTTGCCAAATTTTCAAGACCTAGAAATTCTAAACCAGCTGCAACAGCACTTGTAGCCAATCTGACAAAACCACCAATAAATCCATCAACAATACCCTCTACTGCACCTCTGATACCGTCAATAAAGTTTTGTTCTTTTTCATACTCTTCCATGAAACCTTTATAACCATCAAATATTCCCATAACTAATGTAATAGGCAAGAATAGTTTACCAATAACTCTACCAATTGCTCTCAATGGTGACAATATTTTATTAATTGCACCGCCGCCACCGCCGCCTGCACCGGCAGGACCACCTCCACCAGCAGAACCAAATACGGATGTAAATGCACTTTTCATAGGTCCCATGACACTAGAAATACCTGATTGAATACCTTTTAATGAAGTAACAGCTAATGCATAACCTTTTGAATTCTTAATAAATTTAACAAAATCTAAATCGTCAATATATTTTGCAAGACCTGTAAATGCTGGAAATTTAACAGAAGCAAATTTGTTTTTTGCAGCTAACTTTAATTCGTCTAATCTTAAAATGAAATTTGATTTAAATAATTTTAAACTGTCTGTTGCGTTGTCTATAAATTTGGCACCTAAACCTAATGTACCAATTTTAGATACACCTGTTGCAAAGGTAGCCATTCCCTTAATACCTTTTAACTGACCAGGTAATCTAATCAAGTCTTCAAACATTGTACCTCTGGCAAATGCAGCCAAAGCTGTCAAGGCAGCCGCAGCTGCCAATACACCAGGTATACCTTTAGATTCTTTAAGTGATTTTATATCTGTAACTGTACTAGGTCCAGTAGGTTTTTCTTCTTGTTTGTTTTCTCTACCTTGGTCTCTTAATCTAGCAGCTTGGTCTTTTTCAAATACAAACATTGCTTTGAAAATACTAAGCATACTTTGTGTATTCTGCTCGTTCTCTCTACCAATCTCTCTTAAATCTTCTAATAAGGGTACAGATTGTGAAACGCCACCATCACCACCACCCATAGCCATTTGTCCACCTTTTAACATTGAACCTACAGCCATCTGTGCTGATTGAACAGCTCCTAATATTGCGCCTTTAGTTTTACCCTTATTCTCTGCCATTATTTTTTACTCTTACTTGTGCCTGTGTATAGACCAAACCAGGCAGCGCCAGCACCAACAACGATACTGATTAACCCACTCTGTTCCATAGTCGGAGCACCTAAGTTCATATACCATATTACACATTTGTATAATAGAACAATGTAAACTGTAAGAAACAATCTTGGAAATATTCTCCAAGCGTCAACAGCTCTTGCCATATGAATTAATTTAGCATATGGATTTACACCAAGGTCTTTGATTGAAGTATCAACTTCTAAATCGACTTGTATTTTTTGTTTAGGTTCTGCAACCTTAACATCTTTTTTTATTTCTTCGCTCATTTTCCTTTTGCAGCCCTCTCTCGCTGTTTTTCGTTTTCTTCTTTTATATGGTTTATTAACAAATCCATATAAATTTCCCTCTCCCACGGTATCATGTTTTCGAGTTCACTTAAAGAATATTTATGGTGTTGCATTAATGCAAAGTTCACCTGATAATAATTCTCTAAATTATCATGTGAGAGGGCTATCCGAAAAAACTTTGTAGCCCACTCAGCATAATTTTACTCTTCACTTTGGTTTTTGGATTTTCTACCTCAACCTCATGTTGTAATCGTGGCATTGTATTAAAGAAGTTTTGAATTTTTACAAATACATCTGTAGATAATGATTCTAAAAATGTTTGCATTTCTTCTTTTGTGTAGTCACTTGCTTTATGTACTGTTTCACCTTCATAAATTTCGTAAACAACATTACCAATCACATCAAATAACTGTTGTGTTTTTAATGTCTTTGCGTCTTGATTAGGGTCAAAACTATCAATAGTAGGATATGCTAATACCATTTTGATTTTATCATTTACTACTATCTCATTTGTATGCTCATCATCAACTTCTACATTGACCTTAGACAAGTCTAATTCTACTTGTGCGTAAGTTTCTTTATCATCAGGACAAAGTAACTTTAATTTAGCAACCTCACCTACTGATTTTGCTCTAACATTTAAAAAGATATACTCTAAATCAAATGTTGGTAACAAATCTACATTGATACTGCCAAATGTACATGCATGAACAATATCTTTTAATGCCTTGGTAATCTCGCCAGCGTTGTCGGATTCCATGGCTAGTAACAAAATCTTCTCTTCTTTTACGAGAAAAGGTCTGTACTTAACTTGTACATTACTTGATGGTAATGTCAACTCATATGTCGCTGTTTCTAATATAGGCAAAGCCATAATATTATCTCCTTGTTAATTATAAAAATGGTGGGAATACTTTACCACCAGTAACTCTACCAATTGGTAGATTTCTTTTAGCCGTTTGTAGTACATCTCTACCTGCTCGTCTGATTTCAGGCGGCAGTCTATTTAGTATACCACCAAATAAACCAAAATCTTTTCCTGCTTTGATTGTAGGTACATCACCAAAAGGTTGACCTACTGTTGCACCATTGACTTGGTCAATAGTTAAATTTTTCCATGTTCTAAAGTTTAGTGTGATAGGTACATTTACTTGTGTGTTTGTTGCACCATAACTATAATCGTATGAACCAATAGTTTGTGGATACACCTCGTATAATCTAACTGCATATGTAACTCTATCTCTATCATTCTCAGCATTAAAAGAACCTAATTGAAATATGTCCATACTACCCACATAATTATCATAGTAATCCATATGGTGTGTATCAATATTCATAATTTTCTTTTGCCAATTTTCAAAGAATGCTCTTTGTCTTAAAAATTTATCACCATAGAAACTTGCTTCAATAGAACCACTAAATTTGTATGCGTATGGCATAAGTCTACCAGGTCCATATTGTCTATTCTCTGCTGTTGCAATATCTCTACTAGGCATTGTAATCTGTTGACACATCATACCAACATTTCGTTTTAGTTCGTTACTCTCTAATTCATTAATACCACCCTCAGCGGCTGATACTTCACTACTGTATTGATTACCAGGACCACCAAATTCTTTATTAGTTCTTAATGTTGCTGGTGGTTGTATCACTACCAAATATCTTGATGGTCTTGCAAGGCCTTCACCTTGATTTACTTGTGCAATAAATCTATTAATAGTAGTTTCGGGATTGCCACCTGGAGTTCTTTGTAATCTAGGGTCTTTATTGACATTATCAAGTGACCTATCTCTAGGAAAACCTAATCTAATATCTTGACCAAATATTTTTGTACCGCCTCGTAAGATTGCCATTATGCTTTACTCCTGTAGTTTGCGATTGCTGACTTTATTGCGTCTTCAGCTAATACACTACAATGTATTTTTACTGGCGGTAATGCTAGTTCTTCTACAATGTCCATATTTTTTACTGCTGACGCCTGGTCTAGTGTCATACCTTTGACCATTTCTGTGACTAAACTGCTACTTGCAATAGCACTACCACAACCATATGTTTTAAACTTAGCGTCTGTTATTATATCATTGTCAACTAGTATTTGTAACTTCATTACATCTCCACACGCTGGAGCACCAACCATACCTGTGCCAACATTCGTGTCATTCATATTCATTTTACCTACATTTCGTGGGTTTTCATAATGGTCTATAACTTTTTCTGAATATGGCATTATAGTATTTTCCCTTTATTAGGTCCGTTTTTAATTCTGTATCGTTGTGTGCCTGTAGCACCAATCTCAACTTCTTTTCTTAAAGATTTAGATAGTTCTAATTCTCTTTTATGTTTATTAACTTTGTTAGTATGTTCAGTTAATTGTTTTGTTCTATCTCTGTCCATTAGTATGTCTTTCTACTCTTAGCAAAAACAGAACCCATACTTGCACCTTGAAACTGTGCAACAGGTAGATAAGCTGCTAATGCCATCTCATTTACATCAACTCTCAAAAACTGAGACCTGACCTGAGAATACAAATATCTTTTAATACTTGCCTTTACATATTTATTAGACTTTACTGAGTCATATGTAGCTTGAATTTTAGTTGATTGGTCAAACTTGCTATTACTTGCTAATGTCTGTAATTGTTGAAGAAATGCAAATCTGGCACCATATGGTAGATAATGAAAATTTAAACCAATAAAACCGCCTTTCATTGGTTCTAATGGTAATACCAAAGGAAATGTGTCGTAATATGGTAATCGTGCCTTTGTTTTAGGGTCATAGAAGAACATACTCATACGACCAGCACTAGGTTTACCTAGTAATTTACCAGAGGCAAACAGTTCACTAGGACTAGTTCTATCTGCAATAAGAGATACAGCGTTTCTGTACCAACTAGCACTCTTTTGCTTGTTGCCTTGTAAATCTTTTAATGGTGAAAATATATCAATTGCCATACCACTATTTATAAGAAAACCCGAAGCGATTTCTCACTTCGGGTCAATGCTTTCAGTAATAGAGAGAAAGGATTAATCTTCGTCTGCTAATTTACTAAAGTAAGATAATGTATCATCATCATCACTAACAGGCGTCGATTCGCTTACCTTTGGCATTTCTACAGCCGTTGTAGTCTGTGGTGGGAGGTCTACAGAATCTACTGTCGCTGTACTTTGTGTACCCGTAATTACCCTATTCAGTTTCTCTTTGAGTTCATCATAGGTCTTAAAATTACTAGGGTCAACAAATGGTTTAAGAGGATATTGTTTTTCCCAAATCGCCTTGATATCATCATCTGACTCTTTCAATGGCGTAACACCCTCAAATTCGGATTTGTCGTAGTTCCAATAACCATCAACTTTTCTAATTTTTAGTTTAAAGTTTGCACCTTTCCAAAAATCAAATGGGTTGATTGCTTGTTCATCTTCAAACGCCGGTTGCATGGCTTCAGTAATCTTATCAAAGATTTTCTTACCAAACTTGTACAGTTTTACCTGTCCTTCGTTCTCTGGATGTTTAGGGTCTGACACAACAAAAACATTTGCATAGTAAGATAATTTTCTCTTACGCTTTCTAGCAATATCTTTGTCACTATCAATACCAGTATTCCACAATCTAGTATTTTCTTCACTAACAGGATCCTTTTGATTAAGAGTTGTTAATGAGTTCTCAATAAACCAACCACCTTTGTCTTGAAACGCATGTGTCCAAACTCTCTGCCATGGCATTTCTTCACCATTAGAAGCAGGCAAGAAACGAATAACAGCATAACCGTTACCAGTTTTATCTAGTTCAGGTTTCCATAACCTATCGTCTTGATACTTGTTGTTTGATTGTTGGTTCTCTGGTTGCATTTTAGTTTCCAGAGCTTTTGTGATTGCGTCAAAATTACTTGACGACTTTTTTAGACTTTCGAAATCCATATTTATTCTCCTTGTATTATATGTGTTCGTTGTTTTCGTGTGACCTGTATAATTCGGCCTCATTATTATTTATAAGAGTTTTATTACCCATTTAAATAATTCTTTACAATCTCAGGCTTTGATACCACATAAGGGTCATCATCATCTGAGAAATTATTAAAACCTGGTTCTTCAAACATCTTTTCGACTACACCGTCATTAACGACAGCTGCATATCTCCAAGACCTCATGCCAAAACCTTGTTTAGGTTTTGCAACCAGCATTCCCATGTTACTTGTAAATGTACCACAACCATCTGGTATCATCTTAACATTTTGTATTTCTAAATCTCTTGCCCAAGCATTCATAACAAATGCGTCATTTACTGATACACAATA